TCTGTGTATATTTTATTTCTGTAGTATATAGGTAATGCTATCTTTATTCCTTGTTTTGTTGTATATGTTTCTTTTGTTTCTTCTTTTTTGTATTTATTTTTATTACTGTCATCTCTATTTATGTAGTTTTTGCCTATTCCTGGACTTGTTAGTATTTTACTATTGTATTCTTTATGTTTGAAGTCTGTTTTGTTTACGTATTTTGTTGTATAATTTATTGTTTTTTCATTTACGTAACCCCCGTTATTTCGGTCACCTATCCAGGTAAAACCGTATTTCCAAATTTTGTTAATTTCTTCGGCTTTTTCTGTTGTCCATAATATGCCATGCATATGTATGTTTTCTGTTCCATTTCCTCCTAGTTCTGTTACTAACCAATGTTTAATACTTTTTTTGTATTTTTTTCTCCACCTTTCAAGGAAGCGTCTTGTCGCTAGTGTTGCTATTTCGTTGTCTAGGTTATAACCTTCAACTCCGTTTATTTCTTTTGTTAGTTCTTTTATGCTTTCATTGCTAAATGTTAGTGTTACGAATTTTCCTGTGTTATCGTTTCTTATTTCTTCAGTTAGTCTTACTTGCCATTCTCTTGCTTTTTGTTTTTTGCATTCTATACATTTTCCACAACCTACTGGTACCAGTAGTACTCTTTGGTCAGTTACGGGGGGAATATTCCCCCCGTTTTTTTTATTACTGACATACTTTCTGTTTTTAATTAATTTTGGATATAAGCACATATTATCGGTGTCCTCTGTTACTCATAATATATGTTGGTTTACTTGCTTGTCCTAAACCAATTGTACCCATACCTAATAGTTTTACCATGCTATCTATAAAATTTCTATTTTCTTCGTTTGCTGAACCTGGCAAACTTTCTTTTAGTTGTCTTAAGCTATTTGTTAATGCTTCTTGTGTTTTTGCATCTGCTTCTCTTGAGTTTGTTGATGCATTTCTTGAATTTGTACTCGCGTTTTTTCTTTCTATTTCTATCATGTCGTAAACTTGTTTTACATGTTGTTTACTTTCTTCTGTTTTTTGTTTATTTAATAAGTTTTCAATTCCTTTACTTATTAATTCCATTGTTTGGTTTTTTTCTTCATATTTAGCTTCTATTTCTGATTTTTTACCCTCTTGTATTAGTTTGAAATTTTCAGCTTTTGTTTTTTCTAACATTTGTTTACTTGTTTCGAGTGCTGTTTTCATATTACCGCTTTTATATGCGTTATCTAGTTTTATACCTTCAGCTGTTGACAATTTTACTCCTGTATCTGCTATGACATTATCCTTTTTCCATTTATTAATTTCGTCTGCTTCTGCTTGTGATTTATTTGCTGCAGCTTCATTTGCTTTTACTTGGCTTTGTATTGCTTCACTTTGTAACATCATTGCCATTGTATTGCTTCCAGTTCTTCCTAAGTCTATTTGTGGTGCTTGTGAACCGCTTCCGCTACCCATTGTTGAGCCACCACCTCCACTCATTCCATACATTAAACCTACATTTAATCCAGCATTTTCCATATGCTTCCTTTGATTTTCATAATTTGTATAATCCCAATTTTGTTGTTGGATATCTTGAGCTTGTTGATTTAATATCATTTGGTTTTCCATGTTAGTATTGTTTCCAATCATTTGTCCTGCTATGTCAAGTATTCCACTTGCTCCTGCTTCTATTAGTCCCATTTTTTGCGCTTTTTTTTAAAAGCGGTACCTATTACTTGATATATAAGAATAGACGCGTACCGCTTGGTTAAATTTTTTTTTTAAATTTTAATTTGTTCCCGTGCCGTCTATTGACTCGTCTTTGTCGTTTTTTACTATTTCCATATTTGGCTTATAGTCTCTTTTTGCAAGGTTGCTGCTTGTAACTTTATCCATTGCTTCAACTGCAATTTCGAACCTATCTGTTCTAATATTATAACCTGGTTGCACTCCGTCTTTTCTTTCTGTATAGATAAGAGGCGCTCCGTCTTTTATTGGTTCTTTATTTGTTGTTACTCTTTCCATTTTTGTTTCCAATGTTTCACCTTCTAGTGATTCGTTTACATTTAAACTTGTGTCGTTGAATTGTGTTTTTTTATACATTTTTTTTAGTTTTTAATTGGGGGATTTCTCCCCCGTTATTTTTATAAATTAGGCATTATTTTAGCTGACATTTTTCTTCTTGCTGTTATATCTACTGCGATTTGTGTCCAGAAGTTTTGTGCGTCTAGTCTAGTGTCTGCGAAGATGTTGTTAAATTTTGAAGGGTCAATGTAAGTTGTTAAGTCTTTAATATTACCATCTCCGTCCATTTCATATCTTCTGTTTAATGTCATAAACATTTGTTCTCCTTTTTCTGCAAAGTTTCCTCTAGTTTGATTAACATTTGTCATGTAGTTAATCCATGCTGGTTGTTTACCTGCGCTTTTATATGTTACTATTGTTCCGTCTGTGATATTACTGTCAAACCACGCCATTTGATCTGTTATTAAGTCTTGGAATGCTATTTGTCCTAATCCAGGTTTGTGTAGGTCGTTTAGTGTTTTTAAGTTTGTATCCCATTTATTACCTTGTGAGTAGTCTATTCTTGGAGTTAGTGATACTATGCCTATTATATAGCTTGGTTCATCTACTTTAATGTTTATTTTTCCACCCTTATTCTTTTTTGTTAATATTCCTCTACCTGCTAGTGTTCCTAGTGGTTGTTGTGTACTATCATTTGTTGCAGCAGCGTTGCTAACTACTTCTTGAAACGCTAGTTCTTTTATTAATCCACCCATATACATTGGATTTTCTTGGCTTCTTGTTCTTTGGTGTGTATACACAGCATCTAGCCAATCGTCGTAAGTTCCTCCACTTATTGCGATTCTATTTAACATATCGTATACTTTTCTCGCTAGCATTAAGCTATCCATTGTGAAGCTTCCATTTGTTGTATCTACTGCTGTTATTGCATTTATACCGTTTTCGCCGTCAATCCACTCTGTGCTTATCCAATTATTGAATAAATCAGATTGATATGTTTTTAGTCCTAACCCTTCTTGTGTACTTTCTTTGCAATATCCTAATTCACCGCTTCCGCATGGTGGACCGTATGGCGCTGGTGTATCTTTGTTTATATATATTGGATTTGTTTCCGTTACTTGACTTAATATAAATTCTCTCATGTTGTCTATATTTTCCAACGGAAATGTTCTTATTTGAGGTCTTGGACTGTTGTCTATTGTTGCGCCGTTATATGTGTACCCTGTTGTATTTATATATTTAGCAAACCATTCTTTTTTTACGTTTTTACAAGTTAATGTTTGTGTTGCTTGGTCCCATACAATGCTTGCAAATATATTATCAATACTTATTGTTAACCATCCGTTAACATCTACTAATTGTAATGCGCTGCTTTCGGGTTGTTTTTGGTTATCAAAGTTTATTTCAAATATACTATTATTATAGAATTGTATATGTGTTGCTGTATCTGGACTTGGTGCTAGTTCTATTTCTTCTTGTCCACCGCCATTTATTATCCATTTATGTACACTGTTTGTTTGTACATTTTGTGCGTTATGTATGTAAGCACCTATTTCTTCTTGTTTATTTGCATAATAATTTTTATATATATCCCAATATGCTAAATAAGGTACAGCGTTGAATGTTCTTTCTACTGTTACATTTTCATCTATTGATTTTCCTAGTCCTCTTATGTTTAGGTAACTAAATAATGAACTTGGGTTTATTTGGTCGTTGTCTCCTAGTTTTTTTCCGTTTGCTTGTAGAATTATTTGTGGAAGTTTTATTTTACTCATGTCTAAACCTATATTTAATAGGTTCATGTGTAGCTTTCCGTTGTATAATCTTATCGGACAGCTAAATACGTCTAATTGTACTTTATAGCTTCCAAATAGTGGTCCAATTGTTGGATGCGTTTTTATATCTGCATTTAGGTTAATATCGAAGCTATCACCTGGTAATGCTATTTCACTCATGAATGGTACTAGTGTACCGCTTGCCATTGTACTTCTCCATATATATGAGAGGTCGTGTGTACTTCTTTCGTAATTTTTTAAATTTATTGTTTCTTTTCCTCCGGCGCCTAATCTATCGCCTCCTAGTGTTACTTGTGCCATTTTTAGTTATTTAAGTTATTTGTTTCTTTGAATTTTTCTACTATTGCCCATATTACTTGTGTTACTTTGTTCCAGGAGAATTCTCTTAGTTCCCATTCAAGTTCTTCTATATTTTCATAACTTTCTGTTATTCTATGGTTTCCGATTATTCCAAAATGTATATTATTTTGGCTTACTATTGTAAACGGTGTATCTTCTATGTTTTTGTATTTCATTATTTCATTCGAAGAGTCTAGTTTGTCCTCTGTGTTTACATTCGTGTATGAATTTTCTAAT